TAAGACTGTTCTCTATGTACCAACCACCAGGTCCTTGGAAAGCATGTGACCATACTTTTGCCCATGGTAGTTCTTCTCCGTCAGGTGCAGGTAGGAAACGGATAACAGCATAACCGTTACCTGCTTTATCGACCTCTAGTTTCCATAGTCTGTCGTCGGCACCGTTAGTGCCCTTGCTGTTCATTTTCTCTATCTCTGTGGTCAACTTGGATGTCAAGCTGCCAAGGCGAGATTGTTTTTTTAGATTTGCAAATGTCATGAATTTGACTCGTAGTATTCGTCGTATTGAATAGATTGGTGGATTAACACCTTGCATACGCAAGTTTAGTATAAACTACTATTTATATGTTGTCAAGTATGTGTTTCGCAATGAGTTCGTGACCCTTTTCATTAGGATGACCACCACTTGCTCGATTACTCCCTGCTATTTTTATACATTGATCAATATCTATTATAAAATATTTTTTACCACTAAGTAAATTCAATATGGCATGGTGACATATCTCCCTATCAACTACACCATACTTATCATGATAAATGTTGTTATAATATTCATCCCAAAATTTATTCATACCTTCTCTAAATTCACCCGATTCATATTTTACTGGATATTTTATCCTAATCCAATCAGTACCATCATAATACTCTGTCCTTATATTTTTTGTAAGTTGTATAATAAACATGTCATAAGATGACAACTCTTTTTCTATTAAGTTTCTAACTATTCTTCTGTTACTGCCAGCACTTCTTGCAAAGTTGTAATCTATTGCACCTAATTTATCAGCAATGATTCTACTGTATCTATTTTTCTTACGATGCAATTCATCTCCCACTGTAAATGAACAACCGTCAAAATAAATTTTCATGATGTCAACATGCCAATAATCTTGTCTGCTATTTGTCTGTGACCCTCTTCATCAGGGTGTCCCTTAGGTGCTTTAGATATCCATGGTTCATCAAAACAAAAGTCGAACTCAAGGTCTGATGACAATTTTCTACCTAATAAAATCAATGGCACACCATATGCTTTGCAATGACTTTTGATTATAGTGTGATACATTTTTTCATTAGTTGAGAAAAACTCCTCACTATGAATCCTAAAATAACTTCTCCAAAAATCAGTATCTACCCCTCTATTTGAGAGCATATTTTCTAACCACCACTTGCTAGGTTGCTTAGAATCTCCTGTCTTACCATTAGAAGGCACCCAAACTCTCTGCCACCTTTTACCATTATGATATTCTGTTCTCCACTTGGGTGTCATTCCTATGATAGCGTAATCAAATTTAGATATATGTCTATCATTCAATAATAATTGCCTTACGATACGGTGGTTTCCACATCCACCAGTTGATAAATTATGATCCTTTATACCAAAATGATCGCATATTAATCTTGAAAATCTAAGTCGTTCTCTGTCCTCCCAAACAGTGCCTAACTCAGCACCATTCACATCAGATCCACCATCAAAGTATATTCTCTTCATCTGCTTCCTCTTTTGTTTTATACGCCCACTCATCTGTATGACCTACAGACCACCACTTAGGTTCAGTTTCAACAGCATAGTTTTGTGTGCATACCTTGAAGTCTGGTGTTTTTAGATTATCATTATTGACCAAACTATTATCAAAAAAGATGGTTCTATTGTTTGGTTGTGCAGCAAACTGACCATTATCTAATGCAATGACATTGAATGTCTTATGTTCTGGGTCATGCTCAGAAAAATTTACATCAAGCACGGATCTGTCTGGATGTGCAGTGTCTATTGTAAATTCATACTCACCAGGATGCATTTTCCTATCTTTACCAAAGAACTGACACCTACCTAACATAGGTTTTTGAATGACAGTTATATTATAATCAAAACAATCCCATAATTGAAGTACATCTAATGGTAGTTGATTATCTTTATCAAAGTCTTCTTTCCATACAAAAGCACTGATAGGTAATTTATCAAAGAGAGCACCATAGTCTGTCAGAAGGGTCTCAAAGTACAATGCCTTTGATTGTATGCTTCTAACTGAAATCCATAAACCTGGTGTCAATTCACCATGACCTTTTTGGTGGTCGTATAAAAATTCTTTCTTTACAAATACCTGCTGTAGAGGCAAAGGATGTACCAAATAAGACATTACTTAAGATTTTTTTGAACTTGTTCGAGAGTTTGTTTCATGTTGGTGAAAATAGTTCCCATGTCTGCATCACCAAAACCTAATTCTTTTGCATGGGAAACGATATAATCTTTCATCTTCTTTGCTTCTTTATCCTCTGATAAAGTAAGTCTTGTCCACATAATCTGTTGACGTTCAAGTAATTCTTTGACTGTATCAATATGATCAGACTTTGCCTCATTACTCATCATGGGGAACTTGAGTATGACATCATACAATTCTTTCTGGAGAGATGTAATCTCATCCATCTCAGTCTTCACCTGATCTGATTCAAAAAACTTACTCATATCTCTCCTTGATTTTACTCATAAGATACTGCCTATACTTGTCTTTGTCAATATTTAGAAACGGTATATACTTCCTAATCTTCATACCAACAACTTTCCATACAGGATCTTTGAGTTGTCTATCATAGTCCTTACAATACCCAAAAAGTTTTTCATAAACACACATCTCCTCTGCACTTATATTACCTGCTAGATGTTCCTTGAGGATAGGGGGGTGACCATTTGATGCATCAAAAAATTCATCGTAAGAGTATTGATCTAAAAATTCTTCAGATTTTTGTTTGAAATGATAAAATAAACTTTCATTTCTTTTTTGCCACTCTTTATAAACAGTCTCACCAGACCTAATGATATTACCTATCCATAATCCCTGTGGATTATCTGTGTCTACAAAGTTTGCAAGGAAAAAATTTTTAATCTCTGGATCTTTGTATTTTCTAGACATCTTTTCAAAAAAATATCTATCTTTTCTTTTGTAGAAAGAATCTATCTTTGCTCTAGACTTACCACCATATCTTTGGTAGTCATACTTTTCCTTAGTAAAGTGATTCTTATACGCAAGGTACTCTTTGTAAGTATCAAACGGTGACAACACTCTTGACTCCTTTTAGTTGTTTAATTGCCCTATACCACTTAGGATCGGACGGACACTTGTTACAGATCTCATGTGGATTGAGAACCTGATCTGCCATTGCATAGAGTTCTTCTATGGGTGCATCTACAGGGGTGGCATAGTAATTTAGATACTTTTGCCACACTGGATCGTCAACCTGACCTGTAGAGACAAGAGTCTCTCGTAGGTACGCTATGCTAGGACATTTCCATAGTCTCCCTAAGTATAACTGAAGATTAGGTGCAGTGCAATACTCAAAAGATTTATCTATGTTGTTGTCCTCCCATGGATAGAACTTATTATCTTTCCATTGTAGCAGATCAAACCACAAATCGTCCCAGTTTTCTGAGATCTCTAATAAATTCATATCAACTCCTTCTTTCTTTGCTACCTCTATAAAGTCTCTAACATTCTTGTATGTGATGTCACCTCTTTTATCAGTCCTTCCGATCCTAGGATCTGATGGTGGTATGTGTAGACTTATACGAAAGATACCACCCTCTTTCATGTGCTGCAGAATCCAATCAGTATTCTGTGGTATCAACAACCCATTAGAAAATATTTTTACATACACACCGTCACTCATATCTCTTATCAATTTTAAAACTTCCTTTGTTCTTGGTTCAATCAATGCCTCACCGCCAAGCACACTTATATGACTCCACACATAGATTCTTGGTAGTAGTATCTCTATATCTCTTAGTAAATTATCAATTGGAAGTGAACTGCCTGGTGAGAGCACACCACTATGATGATTACAACCTTTACATGCCATGTTACAACCATTATGTGAGTGTATACTTAGCATCCTAAAGGTAGGTTTATCTGATTTTATCTGTGGTTCTGGTTGAAAGTTTTCATGGTAGTATCTTTTAAATTGCCTACGGGGAGACCATACGTGCTTCTTATCTCTTTTCCTCTCTGTCATACCGTTCGTTTTAGACTAGGATCAAGTTGTTTATTGGCATGATACCATTTAGGATTTGCTGGACACATATTACATATCCATGTGGGTTTGTCTACCTCCTCCAGTGCCAACCTAATATCTTCTTGAGGTTTATATGCAAGATACTTCTGCCAGCACTCATCCTCAAGTTGACCACTCGCCTTTAGTGATTCATAGAGATATGCTATCATAGAGCACTTCCAAAGTTTGCCTTTATATAACTGAGCGTTTGGACATGAGCATATCTTAAATGACTCTGCTGGTTGTTCATCCTCCCATGGATAGTAAGTTATTCTATCATTCTTTATATCATATCTAAACAAATCAAACCATTCACGCTTATCACCATTTGGATATCTTGATGCCTCAGTCATCTCTAATTTATTAGACACTCCTCTCTCCTCACACTCTTTTATAAAATCATATGCAGTCTCCCACTCTCTTCTTCCTATATTACTATACCAAGTACGATGGAAGGTCAGTCTGAAGATAACACCCTGCTCCATCTCATCTATGATCCAGTCTTTACATTGCTTCAAACGGGATCCATTACTGAATAGTTTGACATAGCATGGTTGACCTGTCTCTTTTACTAATTCTCTTACTACCTTTGTCACTTCCCTTGTACGTGGTTCGAGTAATGGTTCACCACCTATGATACTGACATGACTCCACACATAGATCTGTGGCAATACATTCCTGACATCCTCTAGTAGTTCATCTATGTCAACCACACTCTTGGTGGATAGTAAACTACTATTATGGTTGCAACCCTTACAAGAAAGATTACAACCATTGATTGTGTGAAGACACAGTATTCTAGTGGTAGGTCTTATTTTTTGTAGTTCCTCTATCTCTTTCTTTGATACGTCCTTGAAATTATCAATCCAAAATCCTTTGTGCGATCTTACATACTCTACCTTTTTAGATAACACATCCAATCCATCACGTATGAACGCTGATGCAATCTTCAGTTCTTTCCTAGGGTGCATTAGATAGCAAGGAACTTCGCCCTTGATGTTCTCTTCAAATAATTTAGGTTCATTGCGTTACCTTTTAACTTCTCTTTCATTGGTTTCGTAATCAGTTTTGATACTGATTCAATTTCAATACTATTCTGCTCACAATAATGACAGATTGCCTCAATGTAATTCATATCAAGATTATTTTGAACTAAATTTTCTATGTCATTAGTAAATTTATCTTGACATAAAAACTTGTTCTTTAGAACTGCTCTCATTTCATTTTTGGTTGCCATTTAATTTGTCCTCCACAAATTTTTCGATGTACTTGACTAATAATCTCATATATTTCATTTTATCATACTCTTCGTAAACCGTCACCTCTCCATTCTCACACGTCATGAGAATGACAAGTTTCTTTACAGGTATGTTTGTAATCTCGTAGAACATACAAGCATATGCTGCTGCTTGTACAAAGTAATTCTCTATCCACTCTCTCGGTTTAGGTTTCGCAGCAGTTTTGAAATCAATGATTGACAGTTCACCATTGTACTCTGCTATGCAATCAACAGTTCCAGCAACACCTAATTCGTTACTGTATAAACTTTTTTCTAAAGCGTAAATATTATTTATATTTTGTAACACTTTTTTAGATTGAAGAAATAATATCTTACTGCTAGGGTTGTCTAACACCACCTCTTGATTGAGTAGATGATTCTCTATCAAGGTATGTACCTTGGTTCCTCTAGACGTTGCTCTCTTTGTAATTCTATCTGCCTCTTCGTCGCCTACTCTCTTCCTCCAGTCAACAAAGATGTGTTTATTAAAATGAGAAGTGACCGAGGTGATGGACACCATCGGTCTATCATTCACATTGTAGTATCTTACTCCGTCAATAGACTTCCTACTCAGAGTAGGAAGGTCACATTCTACATGATTGTACATTACATACCTAGTTCTATTTTCGAGGTGATGTAACTCTTGACCAGACCAGACCTAACAATATCATCAAGACCAAATTCAATTAAATCGAACTCAGGCATGCGAGTGATGATCCTTTGAAAATCTAGGATACCATTCTTCTCGTTTGTCCTTATCAAATCAGTTTGTGCAACGTCACCACAGAACATTATCTTGGTGTCTTCACCTACTCTTGTTATTATACTATCTAACTCATGAAAATTCAAGTTTTGTGACTCATCCACAATAACTATAGAATTATCAAGTGTGGTGCCTCTGATAAATGAGGTAGACCAGAAGGTCACACTCTCCTGTGCCTTGAGATTGCCCCACAACATTTCAAATTCATTGTCAGTAGGCAACTCAAACATATACTTGACCATATTCTTATATGGTATCTGGTACAGTGCTGATTTGTCCTCATGGTCACCAGGCAAGAAACCTATCTCTCTTGTGGACACCAGTGATCTTACCAAGACTACCTTTTGATATGGTGTAAGAGGATCGAGAACCTCCTTGAGTGCTTGGAATAATGTTATGAAAGTTTTACCCGTGCCTGCAGCACCATAAAGAAATAAGTTTTTACCTTCATTGTATGAGGCAAAAGCGTGTTTCTGATTAGGTGTGATAGGTTGGACATCAACCATGATGTCAGAATTATATGGTTTCTTTCTCTTCATTTGCTTCGCAGTCATACCAGCTCCGACGCTGATCGACATTTTCTTTTTACGTGGCATGTTAGAAGTGTGTAGTTTTTTGTGGTTTGACTTTTGAACCTGGCACTTGTGCTACTTTTGATAGCACCTCGTTCCATCCACCATCTGTCCTACTATACACGTCACCCGTGGCACTTACCACACCTCCTGATCCCTTAGACCAATCTTTATCCCAGTCAGGATTGTTTTCTCTAAATTGATCATATTCTTTCATGGACATCATGAGTTCTTTAGTCTCACCTGTCTTCAAGTTCTTTATTGGGTATGTCGGCATGTGTTTTAGCGAGTGATTTATTTAGTGTTGCAAGATAAGCAGCACCTATAGAGGTACCACCATCGTGAGCAATAGGCATGACCCTCATGCGAACGTCAAGTTCCCTCTGTAGCTTATAGTTTACCACACAATTGAGAAAACATCCACCAGATAAAACAAGGTTACGATCTTTATACATTCTACACAATTCAAGTGCTCTTTTCTCCCATGCTTGCTGTACATAGTATGCTTCATGTTTGCCATGTGCTGCTAGTCCCATGACCTTACCTGCATCATCTTTATGGAAACCATAATTGACACAGACAAACTCAAACTCTTTACCAATTCCTTGATCATCAGGTGACCAATACTTCTTGTGTAGCACCTGCCAAGATGGGATATCAAATATTGTTTCTATCTCTATGCCATCATCTGTCTTTGATCCATTAGAGTCTACCACTATTGCAATAGCATCATCATAACCTGAGTTATAAAATGCTGAAGCAGCATGACACTTATGGTGTTCTAATCTATAATCAAATACCTCTGCGTCAGGGAACCTACTCCTCACTACGTTCAAATCGAGTGCAGATATAAGTTTTTTTGAATCTTCTGACCAATCAGAGTCACATATTGCAACTGCATCTATATCATCAACATATTTTATCAATGATCTTACAGCATGATCTCTTTTCTTTCTAGTAATTCTTTCCGACTCAAGGTAAAAATCTAATACACCATCTCTCATTACACAGACTGAACCATTATTTGATAGGTTCAACCCTAGGACTGAAAATTTTGCGGAGATTTTTTTTCCAGATTTATGTAATTGAAAAGTCATTTTCCCCTGAGTTTTTGCACCTCTGGAAAATACAAGTAGTCTATTGCACTTGATTCAAATGTATCTATGGCATCCTCTGGTGTCTCTACTAGAGGTTCACCTGACATATTAAAAGATGTATTGAATAATAGAGGAGTTTTTGTCAGTTGATAGAAAGAATCTATCAAGGTAAAGTAGTTTTTGTTATCTTGAATACTTACTGTCTGTATTCTACATGTCTTATCGACGTGTAAGACAGCAGGTATCTTATCATAAGCATGAGGTTGTGCATCAACAGCATACATCATGAAAGGTGATTCGGTAAGACCACCCATGTCAAACCAATTGTGTGCATGATGTAATAGTACACTACAAGCAAATGGTCTAAAGGGTTCTCTATTTTTCACCATATTCATTCTATCCTTACCGTATGGATCTCTTGGATCATATAAGATAGAACGATTTCCCAATGCCCTTGGTCCTGCTTCTGATCTTCCTTGAAATATTGCAACAATTTTTTGTTGCTCCAAAAGTTTTGCAACGTCCATAGAACATACTATGTCACCTTCAATATTTGATAGATCGTACTCAGGACCTAGGTATAGGGATTCAATCATTATGATGATGTTGTGGATAGTCTTGCTCTTGTGCTCTCTGTGACATGATTGGTCTTTCACCACCACCTTCATGCCCATGAGCGATACCAAGTTCATGCATTTTAGCATGCTCTTTGATCTCATCTCTCAATCCTTCACCACCTTTACCAAAGGTTTTGTATATACCATAGATGATAAGAGCAAAGACAACGAGTGCTACGAAAACTAAGAACCCTGTCTCAGGTTCAAGTTCGAGGTGAGGTATAAGTGTCTCTTGACATCTCTTAATCTTCTCTGGATCATCCCATGTACCAGGTAATGTGTACACGGGAGGGCATGCTGCAAATAATTTTACCATGTTTTAGAATGTGTGTTTACTTCAACGGGATTGTCACTTTCAATGTGATTGTGATCGATTGTATCTATGTGAGCATGCTCTATGTTCAAGTGCTCTAGTGCTTGTGCAATTCTTTCAAGTGCATTAGCGATACGATTTGTGTCAATGGGATTCATAATATCCAAGTGGGTTTACGAGATGGGTCACGCAAATAATTGTTTGCAACCCAAGGTTTAGATGCAATGTAACGTTTGTAGGCAGTGAAGATGTCAATACTGGTGTCGTATTTGAATTCATCAGGACCTGCAAATGCAAATTCTGTAGGATCAGATTCTTGCAAAGGAAATATGTGTGTGCAGTGTGCAATAGTTGAATGACAACTGTGTTTCTTACCGTATCTGTGTGTATATTCATTACACAAAGCAAGACCATGCAGTATCAACCATGTCCAATGCGTCTGTGCCCATACAGTACAGGGATGATTACGAAATGCACCCTTCTCTGTTTTGTATGGTGTACCATCTAACTTAGGTAGTGTGCCAAAGTTGTGACCCCATTTATCAGATGCAACGATGGCAAGCATCTGACATGTTTCCAATGGCATCTTGACAATGTGCTTGTCGGGCAGACATTGTGCAGATATGTTTGGATTTGGGTCAGTGACAAAAATGTTCATAATATTCAAGCAATGCTGAACCGATTGCAAGACCACCATCATATGCGATAGGGTCTACATACAGATTTACATCTGTACTCTTCAGTATAGTGTAATTTGCCACACAATTCAAGAAAAAACCACCAGAAACACATATATTTTTTTTATTTGTAAGTTCTTGTGCTTTTTTTACCATGTATATCGCATGCTTCTCTGCCGATTTTTGTAATCTAAGAGCGAGATCTGCCTCAAGTAAGGGTGCACCTGTGTACTTTGTGCTATTACCTTCTGGACTGAACTCTGTGCTGCATAGACTATGACCATACTCTTCAATGAATAAGTCAGCAGGTGTAGCAGGGTGACCATATGCGGACAGACCCATTGTCTTACCTGCCTCTATCTCATCAAACCCACAGTAACGTGACACTCTTCTGAATGCTTGACCAACACTTGTTCGATTACTGTACATGTTACCATCTCTCCAATGAGGTTCACCCTCTAACACACTCTCCTTCTCACAATAGAAGGTAGAGTAATGTTTAAATACTGGAGTTAGATTATCAAATATACTTTCCGTCTCACAATATCCTTCATACCATGACCCCTTACCATCCATCACCAGTACAGCAGCGTCATCAAAAGGTGAGTTGTATAATGCATTTGCTGCATGACATTCGTGATGTCTATTCCTATAGTCTACAAAACGTACACCCCTATCTCGTGCAATTTTGAGAATGATATTTTTTGCTGCTGTTCTTTCTTTATGGGTTCTCTTATTATATCTTGTAAAACAATCACATATGGTAATAACATCCACACTAGAATCAATATACTTATCGGCAAGAGTCTTCGCACTGACATCTCTTTTGACTCTTGAGACACGTTCCTCCTCCAAATATAATTTTATTTTACCATCTTCAATGATGGCAAGTGATCCATTTTTTGCTAAATTTATTCCGACAATTTTTGCCATTCAAGTGCCTCACTCACAGCAGGGAACTGCTCAACAAATATTTTTCTGACTGCTTTTGCAATCAACATGTGTTCTTTCTGTGTACCATTAGAGGATCTTAGATTTATATAGTGTATCCATGATCTGCATGAACCTGTCATGTATATTCTTGTGGGAGTGCATAAAGGTAGTACCATACGTGCACACTCTTTTGCAACACCTTCCTGTAACATCTGATTGTAAAGTGAAAATGCACTACTGAATAATGTATTCATCTGGGCATTAAGTTTATCCACAATCTTAGGATCAAGATCATCAATACTATTCTGTCTGTTCTTATTATCTTGTCTTCTCAACTCTGGTAGTTCAATGGTCTCTAGTAACTTAGCGTCAGCATATCTTTGACTGAACTCTTGATAAGTAAATGACCTGTGTCTAAGAATTTGTGCTGCAATAGCACGTGTGGTTTCTATCTCTACTGTCATGGTAGATTGCTCAAACACAGACCAATGATTGTGCTTGATGCAATACTTCAAGAGACCTGAGTAGTTGTCGTTCTCTTGATTAGCAGGGTTAGATACTCTGGCAATGTATGCCATAGTTTTTTCAGCATCAGGTGTGATGCTTATTAGTCTTGCTGTCATGTGCCCTCGAACTCGTCATCGTAATCCAATTCAACTGGATCAACGTCTGAGTATCTATATGACTCAGAATCAGCATAGACTTCTGCCTTGAGTGCTGAGAGCAGCAACTCAAGGTCAGAGATTATAACTTTTAGTTTACCTTGATCCATCAATTGAAGGTTCTATTTTTTACATAGATGAGTTCACGAGTTTTCATCTCATCATTATTATCTTGTGGCAAGAATCTGTGTTTAGCATCAGGGTGATTCCATGCAAAGTGGTAACGATTTATACGTTTATCTGTCATACCCATTGATAATAGAAGTAAGTCTTCCCAATACTCTAATATTTCATCGAATACTCTGTCTCTTTTTTTGCATAGAGTGTCATCACCTGTTGGTTCTTCAACTGCTATCAATAAATTCAATGGTTTTTTTCTTGAAACTGCCAGTTCATTTTTTTCTAACAATGCACCTAAATCTGATTTGAAATTATATACAGTCATCACATGTGAGATCTCGTTTTCATTAGATAAGATTTCATCTATCCACTCATCGTCCTGATGATCATTTACATAAAGTTTCACTGTATCTTTTCCGTAGGTTGTATATCTTTCTGATGCATTTACCTTTCCCTGTTTTTGCAATTCCCACATGATTTTTTTGAGAATTTTACTTCTTATTTTACCACCCAAATGACGACCATAAGATTGTATGAGTTCATCTATTTCTTTTTTGTATGGTCTTCTATCAAAATCATTTAGAGCATCTCTTACCCCTGCTTCAACATCTTTTTGAGATGGGTTGTTGTGTGGTAATGTCATATCAATGTTTGATATGTTGGCAAAATCTCTTTTTGCCTGACGATTTTTAAATCGAACCAATTGAACCATCCATCCTCTTATGTCTATTCTTCTATCTGTTCGTAATTCTTTTCTATGATTTCCATTTATAGTTGACATATCATCTGCGTCAACATAAATCATTCTTCCTTCTTTTGTATTGATACCAAACTCATGAATGTTATCTCTTAGATCTTTGAGTTTTGATAATGTGATTCTCTCAACACGTGCAGGGTTTGTCCATGTTCCTGTCATGTCGTTGAATAACATCATGTGTGGTTTGCCTACGAGTTCTACTCCATCCACACCATACGTTGATGGTTTGTAACCCCAATTATTTGGGTCGCAATGCTCTGGTCTCCAATTAGCAGTAATAAAAGGATTCGTTTGGATTGTCATGATTTAGTTAGATTCAATGAAAATAATATAGCATAAAAAAAGGGGTTTTGCAACCCCCTAGTTTTAGCTGCAAGGTGATGCCTTGCTTTTGACCTTGAGTCCACGATACATGAGATCGTGACGTTCACGTTTCTGTGATTCTTCAATCACTTTTGCGTTGTACTCTTCAGTGTCGTACTCGACACCACGGTAAGTGACTTTTGCCATTGGTTTGTCCTCAGTAGTAGGCGTTTTTAGTGCCGTTCCTTCAGTCAACTATGCGTCCTCTAAAAGGATGAACGATCCGTTCCAGTCTGACTTACTTGCGTCCCGAAGGATGAACGTAAGGATATGCTAACATATCTGTCAGTATTTAGCAACATAAAATGTATCGATTGTTACCGATCTCTCCAATTTATCTCTGGATATGCCTCCTCTACTACGTTTCTAGTAATTCTGTATTTACTCTGAAGATCCTTGTCCTTGACTAAGCATACTATCTCTGCCTCTTCTGCTTCAAGTGACTCAAGTAATTGTATGAGTAAATTTTCTCTTCTCATGTTGGAGATCTTATCGTTACCACCTCTTACAAAGTTGTAGAGGGTTCTCCATTCATGAACTAATCGAGTATGACCCATAGTTCCCTTGGGTGATTCGTTGGGTTTGTATGGCACTGATCCTTCTGGAACTGCACTCTCAATCCCTTTGTCAAAGTTCCATATCAATAGTGCTTTGACATCATCACGTTTATGTGCCTTCAGTAAATCAATCTTTTTGTCTTTAGTCTTGGCACCATGAACTGCTCTGAAAAGTTCAGAGACTAAAGGATTGTTAGGTAATTTTGCCATGATTAATCATCATCATTGTCATTTAGATCACCCTCGAATCTTATAGCAAGAAGTTCATCGGGTAATGGGTTCCCATTCGCATCAAACATTTCTGGATGGGAGTACTGAGGAGTAGTCTCTTGCACGTAGCATCGAATAAGATATCCAATTGTAAGTCCAAGACCGAGTGTTAGTATTCCTACCATAACACTCAAGGCAATGATTGCCTGTTCCATACGTTTTCTCCAGTAAGGCAGTGGTTGAGTAGTACTACTCAACAGGAGTTCTGCTCCTTTATTTATAGAACCTAAATCAGGTTCTTTTCCTGTAGGTAATGTAGTGTGTCCTTGCATCCACCTATGTATTTTTTATCAAGTTGAACTTGTGGAAAGGTAGCACCCTCCTCAAATTCTTGGTAGAACTGAGACTTAGTAAAGTCTCTATCCAATTTGTACTCGGTGACAGATATGTCTGTGGCAGCAAAGAGTTGTCTGACTCTCTCACACCATTGACAATCGTCTTTAGACCAAATAACTGCTTTCATCTTAGTCGATTATGGGCATACGACCATCACCACCAGTGATTTTATTCACCTCACCAAAGATCATGGTCTCTATAAGTAAATTTATATCAGCAGAGATTCCATCTGCAGACTCCGACATTTTACGGAACCCATTTCCAACATAAATTTGCCCTGTGACAACTGCAATGGTAGCAATACTCCAGAAATAGTAGTATGCTCTACTCTTGTTCTGTCTCGGTTTCATTTTGTTTTATATACTTCCTCATTAGTTTAGCATACATTACGTCTTGTGCACTATACAAATCAGGATGTTTTTTTGCTCTCTTTATTAATTGCTTCGCTACTCTTTTGTCTGATAATTTCTTCATAAAGGTATTTATACTTACCAGAAAGTCTTCATACCTCCTTCACGATGTACATCACTGGTGATACAATGCAATCCTCCATCCCAAAAATATCTATGTCTAAAGTTGACGATGTGTGGGGTAATACCATGTCTATCAAACGCATCAAATATTTTTTTATTATAACCATTGACAATGCAATTTTGTTCATTGATAGGAAGTACATTTATATCAAAAACTGTCTCTTCTACGTAAGTGACCCAATGATCTAACCATGTATCAATGTAATCTATTAGATCCTGATTATCTTCTTCACCCTTTATCCACCAACGTCCTTGATTTTTATTTTTCATTTTGAGAAATGGTTTTACTTTATTCCATCCAGCATCAACTGTAACCACCTCCCAATCAGGGTAAAAATGTTTATAGTATTCTTCATCCCTTATTGCTATAATCAATCCCTCTTTGACTGGGTGCATGGCACCATCACCATGACCAGGCACATCCACTCCATGCACCCTATGATTTGGAAATAATCTTCTCCACTTTTTCAGAAAAGATTCTTCATTCAATTTATTTAATATGTTTACATAGTTGAAAAATAAATCTTTACCTAACCTCCATAGACCTGCTGTGTTGATGTACTGGTCGTAAACAATAGGAACATTATTTTTATTCATCCACTCTCTAACACTTTGCCATGCATAATATCTCTTGTTTGATGGAAATTTTAGATTAGAACCTATGGTATTTGTTTGTGCTGCAAAAATAACTTTCTCCAACTCATCTCTATCAATACCCTGTAAAAATTTTAGAGCATAGCATCCCATCTCATCTCTCGATCTAAAAGATTTGATTGCCTCATTGAGTGTGAGTGGTCTGCCTGGTTGAATAAGATCCTCGAAATATTTTGCCATCACTTTCTCAGTATTTTCTAACTCTTTTGTCTTCCAATCACCACCATTATACATTCCAAAATATAAACTTACAACATCAAAATTTTTACCCCACATCTCACTTGGCATGTAAAATTTTTCTCCTACCATGCCACTAAAATCTCTTGGACACATGGGAGGTGGTGAGTCCACTACACCAGCATGATTTTTGTAATCATTTACGTCATCTGATACGTCAAGTCTTATTACCTCTACACCAAATTCATGTAATTTTTTGATTAATAATTGAAAGTCTTCTTCAGTTTCTCTTGCTACCCTTTCCATAGCAGAGCGAACTCTTACATTATCTATTGAACTATAGAACTCAGGGGGGTATGATCTCCCCACTACACATACTTTGAGTGGATCAAAGCATTGATAAACTGAAACCATAAAAAAAGACCCCTATAATATATAGAGGTCTGATCCATCTCGAACAAATATATTTATCCGATTGAAGGTGCAGTAAGTGCAACTGTTGAAGACTCAGCACATGCTAGGTCTAATGGGAAGTTGTGTGCATTTCTTTCATGCATTACTTCCATACCTAAGTTTGCTCTGTTCAATACATCTGCCCATGTTGGTACAATTTTACCACTGCTGTCTACGACAGACTGGTTGAAGTTGAAACCATTTAGGTTGAATGCCATTGTGCAGATACCCATTGAAGTCAACCAAACGCAGACTACTGGGAATACAGCAAGGAAGAAGTGTAAACTTCTTGAGTTGTTGAACGATGCATACTGGAAGATAAGTCTACCAAAGTATCCGTGTGCAGCAACGATGTTATATGTTTCTTCCTCTTGTCCAAACTTGTAACCATAGTTCTGAGAAGTAAGACCTGATGTTTCTCTGATTAGAGAAGATGTTACTAATGAACCATGCATAGCAGAGAATAATGCTCCACCGAACATACCTGCTACACCTGCCA